CTGAGATAATTGGGTCAAGGAATATGGTATGGTTTGTTATTAAATTTTTTGTATTAAAATTATGATACACATTAACTTTTATTTGCGTTGGGTCAGTTACAGCCTTAACAACATACAGGCTATTAACAAATGTTTTATCCTGTACATATCTATCATCATAGAACCATGATGTTTTATAATAAGTTTCAAAGTCTCCTAAATCATCACCTTCTAAAATATCATCAGTAACATTGGTAGGAATGTTTGCTGAATAATCAAATTCATCTACATACATAATATGAGCAAAGTTTTCATCAGGCATAACCATTAAGTGCCAAACATCATCATTACCATCTTGCCAATCACAACCAGATATTAAACCATATCCCGTAATAACAGAAGGTGTTGCAGCATTTGCATATGTTGCAGATTGATACAAAGTAAAAGCACCTTGTCTACCAATTGATGGGTCAAATATAAAATTCATATTAGGATAATCAGGATTTGAACCAACATCATATAAGTCAAACGGTGCTGACATCCACACTCTATCATTAATAAAAGATAAAGTTATATCAAATAGTCTATTAGCATTTATTCTATTGGTATCAATAATTGGTTTTAAGCGGTCGAACAAAGATTGAATTCCGTTGCGGTCATAGAAGAACAAGCCACCAGGATAATCAAAGAAGTAAGCTCCACCATTACCGGCAACAACTTGCTGAGGAAAATCAATGCCTAATACGGTTGTAAGTTCTACTAACTGGAATGAGTCCGCGTCATAGCCCATAAGCAAATAAATAGCTTTAGGTTTAAAGATTAACAGCTGACCATCAACTACTACAAGCCCACGTATACCTTCTCCACCTGCAATAATATCTATGTAGTCTTGTTGATACCAGTTCTCTGGAGAGTTTTCGTGTGACCAACGAACTCTATTTGGATAATCAACCAATGCTGGAGTAGCATCATTATTATATTCTTTTGTATTAGCTACGAATAATTTATTAGCATGAGCAATTGTTAGTTCTGCGCGAGGCATGTAACCACCAACTGGTATCTGATATGGTTGCCATGTTGGACTTGATGCAGTTAGGGAAGTTACGTATGTGTCACCCTGTATCCACTTATACATATTGGATGAGTCTTTACCAACGGCCATATACAGTGTATCTTGCCACTGTGTCATGCTTGCGCCATTTGTTGATAGAACATTCATAGCTGCAATTGAGCTAGTGTTTAGTGTAGTAAAGTTATTTCCAGTTGAGTAATACACTCTTCCGTTTGATGGAGTAGCGCCATCAGTAAATCCAGTAGTTAGCATGATTGATGGAATTGTGGAATGTTTATAGTTAAATAAACCTTTTGGATTCCAAGTTCCTGATACAGCAGTTGTGTTTTTCTTTTTATAGCCGGCACGTGAGAAGATACCACCACGTGGGTCAACATCAAGATTCAATATGAATGGTGATTCATTTGCTGCTAATTGAAATTGGTCAGCACGAAAGTTAACTCCACCAGTAAAGTCTCTCAGTTGGTCAAAAAGAATTTGTGCCACTAGTTACCAACCAAATGCTATAGGGTTAGGGCTACCTGGCATTACTTGAATTCCTGGACCGTCTGACCAACCATATGCAGAGTTCTGTGGTCCATTAAGAACTAAGCCACCACTCATAATTAATTGGCGATTGCTATTTGGAGCAGTAAGATTATTTTCTAAAACAGCTATACCTTGTTCAAAGTTACGCATGTATGCGTTGGCCATCTCATTATCTTCTTGATATTGAAATACACGAGCCATAACATAATTAACTAAAGGAAGTTGTAGTTGCGGCGAAATATCAATTATTGCGTTATCATCAGACAACCAAGCTAATGATGGGTTGCGGTATCCTCTAATGGTAAATGAATAATTATTGTCAGGTAGCGGCCAAATGTTTAATTGGTTAGCCCAAACAGAATAATATGCTGGAGGGCCTGGTTGGTCATTGGTTCCAACCCAAAGTGACTCTGCTCTAGCTTGGTCAATATAAATTAATGCATTTCCGGCATAAGCTGAATCGCTGTTTACTACAGATATTATTTGTGCTATATCAGTAATAGCTTTTGATGGAGAACCAATTGGAGTTGGTTGGAGTTGAGTAAAACCTATGTAAGCTCTAACATCTTCAAGAACAGCAATGCCATAGGTTGTTTGATAGTATGGCCAACGAACACTAAGGGCTACAACTTTTTGAAAACCTTCTTTAATAAAACCGTTAACCAAGTCAAGTTGAATATCAACGTTTTCAGTTGTACCGATTTCTAAGTCAGATAATTGCGCAACAAAACTGCGCATCTGTGCAATAGTTAGGTTTGCATTTTGAAAAGGTATAGCCATTTAATAATCCTATTCTTTAGACTTTTTAGCTTCTTTAGCTTGCTGGTTTAAATGACCAATGCAATATTCAGTCTTCTTTGCTTGCGGCCCTCTACAACGCATTTCTGTTGTTAGATTAACATGTATGCAGGTTGGAATTGGTGGAACATACTCAACACCAGATGGTGGAGCTAGTTCTACAGTTGCATTAACAAAACCTACCATAATATTTGCTGGTTCAATACCAGGCATGTTGCCGTATCTCTCGGCTCCTACTGGTGTGTGTATTTTATATGCGAATTCTTTTGTCATTATTACTCCCTCGTTGTCTTGTTGTATTAAAGATATGCCGCCAGAGGAATACACCCCTGGCGGCACACCCTAGTCAGCTAAATTATGGCTGTGCTGGCCAGTCAATGCGCTTCCAGCTCAAGGTGGAGAGTCCACCCTTTGCTATGATGGAAGATGCATTTTCTGCAATGCCGCTTACTGAAATAAACCCATCTGCTGATGGCGTAATTACACCATGAAGAAATGCTTGGTTTAATCCAGTTCCAATTGCAACTGAAGCTGAACCGTGGTCTGGTGTATCAATTGCTACACAAGCTGTACGGACAACGGTTGTTGCGTCTGTATTGTATTCTGAAATGAATGCAATAGCTGTTGGGGTTGCACCTGCTGTAATTGAGAATGCTGCTCCATCAGTTGAAAGAGCTGCTGAGTAAGCAATACGAGCATCAAACTCGTATGTCTCTCCAGCTTGTCCATACCAACCGAAGTCACCAGCATCAACTGCTGCGTATGATGTACCTAATGTTACGTCTGCTGCAAGAACGTTTGTTCTTTGCACGATTACTTTATTGTTTGTTGCCATAGTTGTACTATGCTCCTTATCTCTGTTAGATAGATTAACCTAACTATGTTGTTTGTTTTTTTTTATTAAATAGCTGGCACTGGGAGAGTCACCCGAAGGATGGCAACCTTTCAACTCCCAGTACCAACTACATCTTTTACTTATTAAGCGTCAGCTAACAAGTATCCTTGACGTGCACGGTTTGAACAGGTCAATTCACCATAAGCCATTACGAGAGCGTAACGGGCGTCAACGCCTGCTACAGTTCCGTTTTGGAAGTCGGTGGTATTGAACCAGTGGCCGTTCATGCCGGTCAACTTGAGGTACTTGCTGTTAAGGAAGTACATTGGTGCTGAAGTTGCATCAGCTGCTATGGCAAGGTCAAACACAAGTGGTGTTTGCTTGAACATCAAGTTCTGGAAACCAGCATTTGCCTTAGCAACGTCTTGGTAACGCACGTTTGCTGTCAACAATGACTCGTACTTTTCAAACAGGTTAGTGTTTGTAAGAATCAAGTCAGGAACATCGCTGCCCTTTGATATCTGGTTGTAAACATTACCCATGTCAGCTTGTGACAAGGTTGATGCTGATACGTCTTGGAATGGATTCCACCATGTATTTGTTGTTGAGTCAATGCCACCAACCGTGTTATTCACAGTTGCTACGATGTTGCCAAGACCGTTAAAGTCTTTGCTACCGTTGCCAGTACCATCGCTGTAAAGCATGGTGTTAAGGCTTGACTTGAGTGACTCTTCTGCCTGCATAATCTTTGCATTCAAAAGCTTGATGATTGCCTCGGTGCCACGGTTCTTGGATTCTTCGATACCGCTGATTGCGATAGAAGCAGCCATCTGCTTCCACTGGTACTCAGCAGCTGTGATTCCGTCTTGTGGGGTGAGGTCAATCGCATCATACCCTGAGTACGAACCAACAGTGTTGTTGACTGCGTACATCAATGGTTCTACGATTGAGGTACCGCCCTCTTCAACTTGGACTCTGCCCTTGCTGTTGAGGTGGTTAAGAAGGACAAGGTCCTTGAAAATGTTGTCGACCAACGTCGGCTGATAATTTTGCAGCGTAGTAGACAACAGTGCATTAAAGTCGGGATTTCCGGCCATTTTAATATCTCCTGTTTGTTTAGAGGTTTAGTGCTCTCTTAGCATTTTCAAATGCTTCGAAAACTGATTTAGGTTGTGCAGTTTGTGTGGTGACTGGTGATTTTGCCGCAGTGCCGCCAGAGACTATTGCCGCTGAACGCTTAGACTGAACTCTAGCCTGTTCTTCTGAAAGCTTTTTAGTAGCTTCCGAAGCCTTAGAGTAAACCTTATCAAAAGTAATCTGTTTAAAGATTGATTCTAAATCGGTTGAACCCGTTGCTAAAGCTTTTGCTACAACTTCATCTGCATCAAAATCTTCACCATACTTGCTCTGCAATGTATCGATAGTTCTAGTCAACTCATCCATAGCTTTTGATTGCTCGAAAGCTGCAATGCGTTGCTCTAACTGTCGAAGTTGCTGTTCAGCTGGGTCTAACCACTCTTCCTCTTGAGGTTGGGTAGCTACACCGTATTGCTGATTCAACAACTGCAAGGTAGCAGCTGGGTCACTTTGCAGGGCTTCCTGGAGTGCACTAGCGTACTGGACTTGCTTTCTTTGCTCACTGAGCTCTTGTGTCTTGCGGGTATAATCCGCCTGACGCTGATACCCAGCTAGAGCCTCCTTTACTGGAACTACTACTTCTTCGCCATCTACTTGGAGCTTGATGACCTTGTCGGCAATCTCTGTATAGTCGAATAATTCTTGTTCTTGTTCTGGAGTTTCTGCTTGTACCTCAACCTCTTCTCCAACTTGTCCACTTGCAATGGGGTTAGTTTCGTCGTCAATTGTACTAGCAATATTTATTTCTTCATTACTCATTTGGAATCCTCATCCTTCTAATTGGTTGTTCCGTGTATCTATCTATTATATAGATAGTTTATTACATTACTGTAAATCTATTGTTGTGCAGCCAATAATGCTTGTAATATTTCAGGCGGCAATCCTTGTAAAGCAGCTGCTGGATTTGCTCCAACTTGTGGTGCAGGTCCTTGAATTGGTGCTCCAGGTATCATGCCAGGTGGTAGCTGTGGTGGCATACCTTGCATCATCTCTGGTGGCATACCCTCCATCATCTCTGGTGGCATACCTTCCATACCTGGTGGCATACCAGCCATTTCTGGTGGCATTGGTGGAGCTTCTGGTGCTGGTGGTGGCTCCGGAGACTTTAAGAATGAACTTGCATTCTTTACTCCAAATCCAGTTGCTAAAACATATTCAGCTAGCTTTTCTAAATTAACTAGACCAGCTTGAGCAAATGGTTGCATTGCTGAAACTATCTGAAGTGCCATATCTCTGCGGAAAGCTTCGTTTCTTGGG